GTAGATCCATAATAAGTCATCACGGAACCCGGATATACCTTCTCAATCGCTTTAACAATCGAGTCTATATCATGTCTCCAGTGGGCCCAAATAATAGCTTTACCTTCTACCTCTTCTAATATGTTCATCAAAGCAGGGATTCTTTCATTCTTAATTATTTTTAAAGTATCATCATCTGCCTTGAAGTGACCACAAGTAATTTGTTGCAGTCTCATTAGCTGCACTAATGCAGTTGAAGTAGTCATTAGCTTACCATCCATTTGGGCAAGCGCTACTTGTTTCATTTGATCGTAAAGTTTTTGTTGTTCTTTACTTAATTGAATAACTCTTTTTTGATAAGTATAATCAGGAAGATCCAAACAGTCTTCTTTTAGTACACGGTCTGAAAACCTAGTTATTTTTTCTGAGAGTTCAGGTAAGTTTTTATAGCCTACCACTATCTGTGCATTGTGGGTAGGTAGTCTCATGGTACTCATGATTGCGTATCTAGTTCTAAATGCAAGATAAGAAGTAAAGTCTAATAACCCTTCATCTAAAAATTCACATTGTTTATATAAATCTAATGGAGATTTTGTAATAGGGGATCCCGTTAAGATCCTTCTATACTTTGCATGTCTACCTAGTGAACAAATATTTTTAGATCTTTTAGCATCAGGATTTTTTATAGTTGTAGACTCATCAATGGCCATCATTGTTCTATGACATCTTAAAAACTTAGCTGCAAACTCCACACCTTTTTCTGTACTAAAAGCATCAACATTCATAATTAAAATATGGAGATCCTCACCTGGTTCAAATAAAGTATCTAGCTTTTGTTGTTGTGATTTAGTAATGTTAGCTTGCCACAAAACCATTTTTTTGTCTATATGGTTTACCATATGTGTAGGTATTTCTGAGTCGAACCAGTTTTTATAAACACCTTTAGGTGCAATTAAAAGTAGTCCATTAATTTTACCTTTGTCGTAAAGCATAGATACATTATCTATTAACACTTTAGATTTACCCGTACCCATCTCCATGAAGTACGCAAAGTTTTCTTTATTCCACGATTTTTTTAACGCAGATAATTGATGCTCATAAGGCTTCGTTTTAAATTTATAATCCATAATATTTCTTCTTTCTATTGACAGTGATAACATAACCTTATAATAGGTGTCAATAGGAAAGTTATGAACACAGTTTATATTATACAAGAATTGCCAGGAACTAAAATAGGGACCCCTAAATTTAATATCATGGGAGCACAAAAGTTTGGCACATTAAAAACTTTATTACCAGAACATTCACAAATTATATTATCCCCTGGTCCATTAATTTTTAAATTAAGAAAGTTATTAGATAAATATACAGAAAACGATTACTTACTACTTACCGGAGATCCTGCAATCATAGGTGTTGCATGTTCAATTGTGGCAGATAAAACAGGTGGAAAATTTAATTTATTAAAATGGGATAGACAAGAAAAAACTTATTACCCAATAGAAATAAATTTATATGAACAAGGAAAGATTGAAGAATAAACTTGACATAGGATATTATGATATTATATTAACAGCATCATTAACTACTACGAAAGGTAAAAAGACATGAGTATAAACTTAGAAGAAGACAAAGTCGATTCGTTAGCAAACACGAATGACATGAAAGAACTATCAGAACAGGTTATTAAATTAAGAACCATGGAAGATAAGTTCGCTGCAAAAGAAGAAGAATTAAAAAAAATTAAAAATGATATGGACGTTTTATCGGGTGAGGTTATACCTACGATGATGACAGAAATGAATATATCAAAATTTAGTTTATCAGATGGGGCTGGCGTAGAAGTCAAACCCGTCTATGGTGCTTCAATTCCTAAAGCAAAACAGGAAGAAGCATTTAACTGGCTTCGTAATAATGGCTTAGGGGATCTTATTAAAAATGAGATTACCGTTTCCTTTGGTCGTAACGAAGATAACAAGGCGGCAGATTATGCTGTCCTTGCGCAAGGTCAAGGGTATCAACCCACCCAGAAGTTAAAGGTTGAGCCCATGACACTTAAAGCATTGGTTCGTGAGCGTATCGAAAAGGGTGATGATATGCCCACGGATCTATTTAACGTGTTCGCAGGAAACAGAACCAAAATAACAAGGAAATAGAAACATGAACAAAGAACCAACAATAAAGAAAAATGGTGCATTGTCTACAAACATAGTGTTTGAAGCAGATGCAAATGTGCAGACTGGAGTGGTAGGACAAGATGATCTTGCATTACCATTTCTTAAAATACTTGGACAGTTATCTCCAGAAGTAAATAAGAGAGACGGCAAGTATGTTGAAGGTGCTGAACCTGGAATGATTTATAATTCAGTAACAGGTGAACTCTTCAATGGTGAAAAAGGAGTCCCAGTGATTCCATGTTACTACAAACTCGAGTATGTCGAGTGGAAAGATAGAGGAAAAGATGGATCTGGTGCGCCAGTTAATATCTATCCTGCATCTAGTGACATCATGACTAAAACAACTAGAGGTGCAGACTTTAAAGATAGACTTCCAAACGGTAATTATATCGAAAAAACTGCGCAGCATTTTGTGGTAGTCAATAGTAGTTCGCCAACCACTGCGTTGATTGCTATGAAGTCTACTCAACTTAAGGTTAGTAGAAAATGGAATAGCATGATGCAAAGTATAAAGTTGCAGGGTAAGAACGGTATGTTTACACCAGCAACTTTTAGCCATCTTTATCAGCTAAAAACCGTACAACAGTCTAACGACAAAGGTACATGGTTTGGTTGGGAAGTGAGCAAGATAGGTCTAATTGAAGATGCCGCGTTGTATCAACAAGCTAGAAGTTTTTCTGAAAGCATTTCAAAAGGAGATGTTCAAGTTAAACATGGCGAAGAAGATACTGCGAAGTCTTCGGATGGATCAGTTCACATTATGTAAAATTCCCTCCGGGAATAGTTGCAACAGGGGTGGCAAAGCGAGAGTAGAGTCACCCCTACTAAAGAGGAAAGATGGAAAATAAATTTATAGAAATATTTACAGGTCTTAAAAGAGATTATGGTTACGCAGATATAAACTCTGCATACAAAGACCCAGCGACGGGTAAACTAAAATTAAAATATGGCTGGGCAGCAAAAGAATTATTAGAGTCCGATTATTTAGATCATCTTACAGGTAAAAAGTCTATTGGTATTCAACCTTGCAATGACGAAGGACTAGCAAAGTTCGGAGCAATTGATATAGACTCTGATGAGTATGACAATTTTGATTTAAGAAAATATTTAGAAATTATTGATAAAAAAAATATTCCAGTAATACCCGTTAAATCTAAAAGCGGTGGACTACATATTTATGTGTTTTTTAAAGAGCCGGTCAAAGCGAGTTTTGTAAGAAACTTTTTAGACAAATTACTATTTACATTTGATTTAAAAGCATCAACAGAAATATTTCCAAAGCAAACACAACTTGGTGTAGGCTCCGATCAAAAACCAATCAACGGTAATTTTATTAATCTACCTTATTACAATCGTAATGAAAGAGTGGGTGTAAATTTAGATGGTACTGAGTTTACCTTTGAGCAATTTATAAAAGTCGTCGAGGCTAACACAAAAACAAAAGAAGAACTAGAAGAATTTGCAGATGAATTAATTAGACTAGAACTTACTGGTGGTGCAGATGAATTTATAGATGGTCCTGTATGTTTACAAAGATTATCAAAATCTAAATTAGATGATTACAGAGACAGATTTATTTATAACTATATGGTTTTTGCCAAAAAGAAATACCCTGACAATTGGGAAGAAAAACTTTTAGAAGGTGCTAGAAATTATATTGTTTACGATAACATATGGGGTGATGAGAAAGTAAAACAAAAAATTAAAGCTTACAAAAAAGATACTGCAGGCCATACTTGTTCAGAAGAACCTATCAATAGTATGTGTGTTAAATCAGAATGTTTGAAAAGAAAGTTTGGTGTAGCATCAGACAAAGTAAAAAGATTTCCAACACTATCTGCACTTATTAAAATAACTCATGTACCAGATCCTGAATTTAGATTTACTGTTCATTATAACGATAAGGTTGAGGGTGAAACTACGCAGCAAATAATTGCAAAAGATATTAATTATATGATGGACCAAGAAAAACTTAGACGTTTGATAGGCGCACATACCCCTGTTCCACCTCCCCGAATAAAAGATAATGACATGCAAACTATTCTAGACAATCTATGGCAAGGAATGAAGATACAAAAAGCTCCTCCAGGGACTTCTCCAAAAGAGATATTACATAAACATTTAGAGGATTATATTTATGGTGTTCCAGCTGTAAGTGACGCTGCATTCAGAAGTGGTAGTACATTAATAGATACGGATGGTTATGCCTATTTTGTATACGATCCTTTTTATAATTTTTTAAAGAATAAAGAATGGAAAATTAAAATAGATAAGACAGGACAAATGTTAATAGATTTTTTCAAAGCGGAACTGGGACATGGCAAAAGATATCCTAAAAAGTCTACACAAAAAAAATCAAACAATCCAGTAAGATGTGTAAAAATTTCTATGAGTAATTTTAAAAAAGAAGAAAATGAAATAGAGATTTTACCAATGAAGAGTAAAAAAGATATTCTTTAATGACAACGGTTACAAAGATTTATGGCCCTCCAGGTACAGGGAAAACGGAAAAGTTAATTCGAAGAGCCATGGCCTACATAAGAGTAGGTACTCCAGTAAATAAAATAGGTTACTTTGCATTTACTCGTAAAGCAGCGCATGAAGCAAGAGATAGAATGCTTAAGAAAAATCCTCAGTATAAGAAAAAACAACTTAGATATTTTCAAACATTACACTCTTTAGCTTTTCATAGTTTAGGACTTAGAGAAGAGAACGTTATGCAAGACTATCACTATAATGATCTTGGAAAATTATTAAGTATAAGAGTCAATGCTAAAAAAGACTCTGATGCTTCACCTTACTTAACCTGCGATAATGAATATTTTCAAATTATTTTAAAAGCAAAAGAAAAAGATATTTCAGTGTGGGAAGAATATTGTACTGGAGAACATTCAACAAATGTAAAACCTGATTTGTTAAAACATATTGAGGCAAACTATAATCACTACAAACATCCAGACATAAATAACTTAGTAGACTTTACCGATATGATTCATAATATTGTGCAGCAACCAAACAAAGTTCCAAACTTTGATGTAGTCTTTATTGATGAAGCTCAGGATCTATCTCCCATACAATGGAAACTGTATGACATATTAAAATCTAAATCAAAAAATATTTATTTAGCTGGTGATGATGACCAGGCAATTTACGGTTGGGCCGGAGCAGATGTAGATAGATTTATTCAAGAGCCTGCTGCGGAAAAAGTATTATCAAAATCTAGAAGGATTCCAATAGCAGTACAAGATGTGTCAGAAATTATTACGGCACGAATCGCAGGACTTAGAGCCACTAAAAATTATTTACCAAGAGATGAAGAAGGATTGTGTAGTAAAATCAATAGCTTAGAGAATGTAGATCTTTACCAGGACAAGTGGTTAATCTTAACTAGAACTTTGTCTAGAGCTAAAGAAGTATGTGATTTATTAAAAGTAAAAGGTTTGTATTATGAAAACAAACATCAAAAAAGTTACAACACTAAACTTTACAAAGCAATTGTTAATCATAACAAATGGTTAAATGGTGAAACAATAACTGATACAGCTAGAGCAGATATAATAGAATACTTAGGAAATAGAGAACTTGTAAAAGATTTAAAATGGTTTGAATGTTTTGACAATGCACCGGCTGATGAAAAAATTTATATAAGATTAATGTTGTCAAATAAAGAAAAATTAAGTGATGATGCAAGAATCAAAGTATCTACTATTCATGCTGCAAAAGGAGGTGAATGTAAAAACGTAATTTTAGTATTAGATAATGCTAAAAAAATAAGAGAAGCTACTACCAATAGCATAATAAAACGTGACGAAGAGCATAGAGTATGGTATGTAGGTTGTACGAGAGCAAAAAGAAACTTGTATTTAATGAGAGCAAAAATAGAACGAAAGGGATATCCATTATGACATCAGAAGATATATTTAAAGAATCATTTCCACAATACACTCAGGTAGGCGGGAATCACTATACAAAATTTCCTATTCAACCTTATGAGTTTATTTCTAAAAATGATTTATCATTTTTTCAAGGCAACGTTGTGAAGTACGTTTGTAGGTATCAGAGAAAAGGTGGGGTTGAAGATCTTAAAAAGATTGTACATTATTGTCAATTAGAAATGTTAAAAATAAATGACATGAAAAAGAAAAAGTAATGCCTAGAAAAAATTATAAACGTAAAACTATCACAGTGAATAAACATAAATTTTATTTAGAAATTTATCATAATTTAATTGATTGGGAGATATTTCCTTACAACCATGATGCAGCTTTGTATGCATTTAGTAATAAAGATAAATTAAATAAAATAGTAACTAATAAATATATATATGAGGTAAAAAATGATTAAAGATGAATTAGATATAAAAGCTTTTTACAAAGGAAAAGAAGTTAAAATAATTGAGTTACATCATTTAGGTTTTTTTTATAGTGGACTTACAACTCTTGCAACTAAATGGAAAGTAAAACCTTTTGATGTTTTAATGAAAGACGTTAGTGATGAAACCACTCAAGCTGCTTTAAACATTATGATTGGTTTAATATATAAAGATATGTGTACTAAAAGTGGACCGGTAATAAATCTTAAAAAATTTAAAAACGAAATGTTGTTAAAAAATAAAAAACCAAAAGTATTTTTAATGGAGTCTGATTATTTAAAAATTCCTGACAATGATTTTGATAATGGAATGGGGTTTTTAAAAAAAATTGGTTTCATAGGACAGGATACGTATCATAACTATATTGCAATTAATAATTCGATTATGGATTATTGTAGAAAATTAGGTAATTATCTTTTTAATACTTGGTATTGCCAAGAGTCTTTTAAAAGAAATACTCATTACTTTGGTGATCATAATAGTTATGATCATTATAAAGCTTCTCAAGAACGAAAACAAATTAGTAATAAAACTTTAAATTAAAATGAAAGTACCTCTATTTGAAGCACAAACCGAATGGAATGAACCAGAGGAATATCCAGATCTAAGAAAATACGACGAGATAGCAATTGACTTAGAGACAAGAGATCCTGATTTAAAATCTAAAGGTAGTGGATCTATTATTGGTAATGGTGAAGTAGTAGGTATTGCTGTTGCCGTACCTGGTAGAAAATTTTATTTCCCAATTGCTCACGGATCAGGGCCAAACATGGATCGTAAAAAGACTTTAGAGTGGTTCAAAGATGTTTGTGAATCAGATGCTATAAAAATATTTCATAATGCAATGTATGATGTTTGTTGGATTAAATCTATGGGCATACAAATCAATGGACAGATAGTCGACACTATGATTGCAGCATCATTAATTGATGAAAATAGATTTAGATTTTATTTAAATAGTTTGTCTTGGGATTATTTAGGTCATGGTAAAAACGAGTCTGCACTAAATGAAGAAGCAAAGTCTAGAGGACTAGATCC